CCCGCGATTCTGGAGTTCCCAAACCCGTTGGCGGACCCGGGCTCCCTCGACTTTAATCCTGACGCCTCCCCGGTGGTGCAGAAATCTCTATGGCCGGAGCAGTGGAGTGTGGAATCCCTTCTGCGTACCAAGGCGAGTATGCCGGCATGGCAGTGGAACGCACAGTACCAGCAGAACCCCACAGCCCAAGAGGCTGCGATTATCAAGCGCACTGATATTAAGTGGTGGCCGAACGAAGACCCGCCGCAGGTGGACTTTATCGTGCAGTCGTTCGATACTGCGCTCACCACCAAGACGCGCTCGGACTATTCCTCCTGTCAGACATGGGGCGTGTGGAAGAACGAGGATGGCGTCGATAACGTCATTCTGCTGAATCGGGTCAAGGGTAAGTGGGAGTTTCCGGAACTCAAGCAGATGGCCCTGCAGCAAGCACAGGACTGGGAGCCGGACAGCATCATCGTGGAGGCGAAGGCCAGCGGTCAGCCGCTAATTGACGAGATGCGCAGGTCTGGGTTGTTCGTGCAGGACTACAGCCCGGGTAAGGGCCAAGACAAGATTGCTCGGATGAACTCCGTTAGTGACATGTACACAAACGGACAGGTGTGGTTCCCAGAGACGGGGTGGGCAACCGAGGTGGTTGAGGAGATACTGGCGTTCCCAAGCGGTGAGCACGACGATGATGTTGACACCATGACGCTTGCGCTGATTCGCATTCGCAAGGGCGGACTGCTAAAATTGAACTCAGACGTGCAAGACCCGGACGACCTCAAAGATTTGCGCCCCCGCAAGGCATACTACTAAGGAACACTATGGCTACGAATATGGACAAAGCACTTTACCCCGCTCCTATGGGGATTGACGAAGGTATTGAAGCGGAGCCGATCGAGATTGAAATTGAGGACCCGGAGTCCGTCTCCATCCACCTTGGGGACTTGGACATTGAGATTCGCCCCGATGAGGGCGAGGACTTCAGTTCCAATTTGGCTGAGTTCATGGACAAAGGTGCGCTGTCGCAGTTGGGTAGCGACTTGGCCGATATGGTGGAAGCAGATATCAACAGCCGCAAGGATTGGGCGGACACGTTTGTCCGGGGCTTGGAGGTCTTGGGTATGCGGTACGAAGAGCGTACTGAGCCTTGGAACGGAGCCTGCGGTGTGTACTCAACCGTGTTAGCAGAAGCGGCAATTCGATTTCAGTCCGAGACAATTATGGAGACTTTCCCAGCGATGGGGCCCGTAAAAGTAGAGATAATCGGAAAGGAAGACCAAGATAAGTTGGACGCCTCCAACCGAGTTCGTGACGACATGAACTACCAGATTACTGAGGTGATGCAGGAATACCGCCCGGAGCACGAGCGCATGTTGTATTCGTTGGGACTGGCCGGCTCTGCGTTCAAGAAGGTGTACTTTGATACCTCGCTTGGCCGGCAGGTGTCGATGTTTATCCCTGCGGAGGACGTAATCATCCCTTGGGGAGCCAGCAGTGCACAGACTGCCGAGCGTGTGACGCACATGATGCGCAAGACCAAGAACGAGATTGTCAAACTGCAGGTGTCCGGCTTCTATGTGGATGAAGATTTGGGCGACCCGGTGTACATCAGCACCGACATTGAGAAGAAAAAGTCCGAAATGCAGGGCTACACCATCAATGAGGACGAGCGCTATCAGTTGATGGAGATTCAGGTCGATTACGACATGCCCGGGTACGAAGATGAAGACGGTATTGCGTTGCCGTACATCGTCACGATGGACAAAGGCACAGGCAAAGTGCTCAGCGTGTACCGCAACTGGGAAGAATCCGACAAACAGAAGCTGAAACGTCAGCATTTTGTTCAATACACTTACATTCCCGGCTTTGGCGCGTACGGCATGGGCCTGATTCACCTGATTGGCGGCTACGCCCGGGCCGGAACCAGCATTATTCGTGAATTGATCGACGCCGGCCAGTTGAGCAACCTCCCCGGAGGCATGAAAACCCGCGGATTGCGCATCAAGGGCGACGACACACCCATTTCCCCCGGTGAGTTCCGTGATGTAGACGTTGCCAGCGGTACGTTGCGCGACAATATCATGCCGTTGCCGTACAAAGAGCCAAGTCAGGTACTTTTGGCGCTGCTGAACCAGATTACTGAGGAAGCTCGTCGTTTGGGCGCTATCAGCGACATGAATATCTCCGACATGAGTGCCAATGCACCGGTTGGGACTACCTTGGCGCTGCTGGAACGCACACTGAAGACCATGAGCGCGGTTCAGGCACGGGTTCACTACTCGATGAAGCAGGAATTTAAGCTCCTGTCGGCCATTATTCGTGACCATGCGCCTGCAGAATACGACTACACACCCGCTACAGGTGACCGCAAAGCCAAGCAGTCGGACTACGACTTGGTGTCGGTGATACCCGTCAGTGACCCCAATAGTGCCACGATGGCACAGCGGATCATGCAGTACCAAGCGGCGTTGCAGTTGGCCCAAGGTGCTCCACAGCTATACGACCTCCCCATCTTGCACAGGCAGATGTTGGAAGTCTTGGGTATCAAGAACGTAGCCAAACTGGTTCCAATCGACGACGATGCGACACCGAAAGACCCCGTGTCTGAGAATATGGCGTTCCTGAAGGGTAAGCCCACCAAGGCATTTATCTACCAAGACCACGATGCCCATATCGCGGTGCACCAAGCGTTTATGCAAGACCCAGCCATCGCTGCAGCTATGGGTCAGAACCCTATGGCACAGCAAATGCAGGCGTCCATCATGGCGCACATCTCGGAGCACTTGGCGTTCGCATACCGGGCGAAGATTGAAGCTCGTCTGGGTGCACAGATGCCGGCCCCTAACTCCGAACTCGATGAGCAAGATGAAGTTCAGTTGTCCCGTCTGGTTGCACAGGCTGCACAGCAAGTCCTGCAAATGGGTAAAGGTCAGGCTGCACAGGCTCAAGCCCAACAGCAAGCGCAAGACCCAATCATTCAGATGCAACAGGCTGAACTGCAGCTTAAAGGCCAAGAGGTCCAGATTAAGGGCAAGAAAGTTGACGCGGATATCGCGCTGAACCAAGCGAAGCTCCAGTTGGAGGCCCAGAAGAGCGGCCAGAACCCGCAACAGCAGTCGGCACACGCTGACCAAGTGCACCAACAGGCCATGCAGGCTGCGCAGCAGTCCGCCGCGGTACAACAGCAAACCGCCCAGCAGCAGGCCATGCGACAACAGCAGATGGCGCAGCAAGCCGCCGCTCAGCAAGCCCAAGCTCACAATCAAGGCTTGACCCACAAGCAGCAAGTTCATCAGCAGAAGCTAGCCCTCGCGGCTCAGAAAGCTGCGCAAACTCCGAAAGCAGGTGCGTAAATGGATAACGATGTTATGACCCTCCTCCTTAAACAGATGGAGGAGAACAAACAAAGCGCGGTCATGGCGGTCACCCGAGGGAACGTCAAGGACTTCGCGGAGTACCAAAGTTTATGCGGCCGTATCCGGGGAATCGGAGACTGCCAGCAGCTAGTGAGGGACATGGAGTCCCGGCTACAGCACCAAGACGACTAGATTTGGAGGAGTTTTTCTGGGTTACTCGCCAATATTTTGCAAAAACCCATGCGTGTTAGTAAGGAAATTTAATGAGTACATTCGACGTTTCAGCGGTAGACCTATCTGGGGTGCTTAACAAATCAGATGAGGAGAAAGCGAAACAGGTTCCAGACCCCAAGACCTATCACATCCTGTGTATCTTGCCTGAAGCCAATGAAGCCTACGACAGTGGGATTCTAAAAGCGGGTAACACCGTCAACTACGAGGAGTTGCTTTCCCCAATCCTCTTCGTAGCAAAAATCGGCCCGGACGCGTTTAAGGATGAGAAGCGATTCCCATCTGGACCATCGTGTGAAGTTGGTGACTTTGTAATTGTGCGCCCCAATTCAGGTACACGATTCAAAATCCACGGGCGTGAAATGCGAATCATTAACGATGATTCCATCGAAGCTGTTGTGCAAGACCCCCGTGGTCTGACACGGGTTTAAGGAGTAAATCATGGCTGAACTTGAAAAAACCACGTTTGAATTTCCCGATGAGGTCGAAGCAAAAGAGACCGAAATCGAAGTCGTAGACGATACGCCGGAAAAAGACAAAGGGCGCACCCTGCTTCGGGAAGCGCCGGCCGAAGTTACTGAGGATGAACTATCCAAGTACAACGACCAGAAGCTAAAAGACCGCCTTGCGCACCTAGGCAAGGGCTATCACGAAGAGCGCCGGGCTAAAGAGTCGGCAACTCGTGAGCGGGACGAAGCCTTCCGTATGGCACAAACCGTAGTGGAAGAGAACAAACGCTTGCAAGGCTCGTTGGCTAGTAACCAATCTGCTCTGCTGGACCAAGCCAAGCGGGTTGTTGCGTCAGAAATTGAAGATGCCAAGCGTGAGTACAAGCAGGCGTATGAAGACGGGGACACCGAAGCCCTCGTTACAGCGCAGGGAAAACTCACGGCCGCAACAATAAAAGCTGATCGCGTACAGAATTTCAAGCCAGCCCCTGTACAAGAAGTTAAAAATGTTGTACAAACACCACAACCGGTTCAACAAGCTCCGCAGGTAGACGCTAAAACCCAAAACTGGCAAGCCCAGAATCCGTGGTTTGGCGATAACCGAAAGATGACGGCTTACGCGTTAAGCCTTCACGAAGACCTTGTTGATTCGGGGGTCCAAGTATCGAGCGACGAGTATTATCAAAACATCGACGCAGATATGAAAAAAAGGTTTCCGGAGTCATTTGCCGAGGAACCCGCTGAAGCTAAATCTTCTCAGCGAACAAAGTCAAATGTCGTTGCACCAGCATCGCGTAGTACAGCGCCCAAAAAAGTCGTACTTACACAAACGCAGGTAAACATCGCCAAACGTCTTGGAGTTCCATTGGAACTTTATGCGCGTAAGGTAGCGGAAGAAATGAGGAAATAATTATGGCAACTATTGAACGTACACCACGAGAACTCGATACACGAACAAAAATGGAGCGCCCTGTAAAGTGGACTCCACCCCAGCTTCTGCCCGATCCCACACCGGAACCGGGCTACGCGTTTCGCTGGATTCGCTTGAGTACTCTGAACCACGCCGATGCGCTTAACATTTCGTCAAAATTCCGTGAAGGTTGGGAGCCTGTGAAGGCGTCAGACCACCCAGAGATTCGCTTGATGCGTGGAACTGCTAACCAGTTCCCTGATAGCGTTGAGATTGGTGGCCTGCTACTTTGCAAAACACCCGTGGAGTTTACAGAGCAACGTGACGCGCACTACCGTAATTTGGCTAGTACGCAGATGGAATCTGTAGACAACAGCTTCATGCGTGAGAATGACCCAAGAATGCCGCTTTTCAAAGAGCGTAGTTCAAAGGTTACTTTCGGTAAAGGTACTTAAACTTTTAAGGAGTCTTAAATGGCTTATCCAACTGTAGACGCCCCATACGGGCTGAAACCTGTAAACCTAATCGGTGGTCAGGTATTTGCGGGTTCCACCCGTTTAATGGAAATTGCTAGCGGTTATAACGCGAACATTTTCTACGGCGATTTCGTCAAGCGCGTTATCGGCGGCACTATCGAGAAAGACACTGGCACAACGGCTAATACCCCTTGCGGCGTGTTCCTCGGTGTCAGCTTCACCAACGCTTCCACTGGTCAAATCCAGCAACAACAGTACTACCCAGCTAGTCAATCAATCAAGTCGGGGACTAAAATCTTCGCCGTGGTCGCTGATGATCCTGACACACTGTTCCAAGTTGCCGTTTGTTCTACTGGTACAACCATGGCTACGGTCACCCAGAATGCTATCGGCACTAACATGTCGATTCTGGCTACCGCTGGTTCTGCTTCTACTGGTAACTCTAGCTACTCAGTGTTGAGCACTTCGCCAGCCGTGACAGCTACGTTCCCAGTCCGCGTTATTGATGTTGTTCCTGCAACCGCTCCCTCTACGACTACGTACAGTGAAGTGATTGTGAAGATCAACTTTGGTATCCATCAGTACAACAACGCCACCGGTTTGGCATACGCTTAAGGAGCTAAATCATGGCTATTTCACGCGCACAACTACTTAAAGAACTTCTCCCCGGACTCAATGCCCTTTTCGGCATGGAATACGCCCGTTACGGTGAAGAGCATAAAGAGATTTATGAGACCGAAACTTCAGAGCGTTCCTTTGAAGAAGAGACGAAACTGTCAGGTTTCTCTGCTGCACCAGTCAAGAACGAGGGCTCAGCCATCGCTTACGACAATGCACAGGAAGCATGGACCGCTCGTTACAACCACGAAACCATCGCAATGGGCTTCTCCATCACTGAAGAAGCAGTTGAAGACAACTTGTATGACAGCCTGTCGGCTCGTTACACCAAGTCTTTGGCCCGTGCCATGGCTTACACCAAGCAAGTTAAGGCTGCTTACATCTTGAACAACGCGTTCACAGGTGGCCCAACTTACGGTGACGGTGTTGTTCTGTGTTCTACAGCGCACCCTCTGGTGTCCGGTGGCACTAACAGCAATCGCCCAACTACCGGCGCTGACTTGAATGAAACTTCGTTGGAAAACGCTGTTATTCAAATCGCCGCTTGGACTGATGAGCGTGGTCTGTTGATCGCTGCCAAGCCTAAGAAGCTGGTTGTTCCTCCTTCACTGCAGTTCGTTGCTACCCGTCTGTTGGAAACCAGCCTCCGTGTTGGCACTACCGACAACGATATCAACGCGTTGAAGAACAACGGTTCAATCCCCGAGGGTTACACCGTCAACCACTTCTTGACCGACACAAACGGTTGGTTCTTGTTGACTGACGTGCCTAACGGCTTGAAGCACTTCACACGTATGCCGCTGTCCAACTCAATGGATGGGGATTTTGATACAGGCAACGTGCGTTACAAGTCTCGTGAGCGTTATTCTTTTGGTGTCTCAGACCCGCTCGGCATTTTCGGTTCGCCCGGTTCGTCCTAAGTTGAATTAGTAGCGGCGGTGTGGTGAGTACACGCAGGCAGACAATGCACGGATGCTTGGTTTAAATCCAAGACGCTACTAACTTTAAAGACTCCTTCGGGAGTCTTTTCTTATTGCGCGGACCCATAAAGGGTGTTATATTGACAACATTCCGGGCTTTCCGGTGCATCAAACTGTCCCGGCAGACGACATACCGATTGATGCACTTATCTTGTATGTAAGGAACTCATCATGGGATTCGCAACTCACCTCGGCCCTTGGCTGCTCGGCACTGTTAAAAACACCACTGGCACTACTGCTGGTACTGTCCGCAATACAGGCGCAACCATCGTCGCTCAAGTAGACAACCTGACCGCTGCACAAGTGGCTGGTTTGACAGGCTCCCTCGGTTTCCTCCCTGCTGGCGCACTGGTCACTTCCGTTCAGTTTCTTACTACCACCCTGTTTGCATCAGCCACAACGCTGAAACTGACAATTGGCGGTGTTGACGTGGCTACTGCATCAACCATTACTGCTGCTGGAACTATCGTGGTGGCCCCCGCTGCTACGTTTACACCTACGCAATCCAATGTCGGTTCTACCGATGCGGCAATAACTTTCACTGCTACCGGTACTTCAGTTACTGGCGCGGTCACGGTAGTTATTGCTTACGTGATGCGTGAATCAAACGGCGCAACGGAACCCACTGCGTTCCAAGCCTAATTAATCTCAGGGGCTTCGGCCCCTATTTTCAAGGAGATTAATCATGCGTCAACAAACAGCAACCAAGACGGGTACTGGCTCCAGTAACGTCTTGCCAATGGATTTGTACATCAGCCCCTTCAATGTGGGTTTTGGTGTGGTAGCCACAGGGACAGTTACCTACACCGTACAGCATACCTTTGACAACCCACAGACCGTGGCTTCACCTACATGGTTCTCACACCCCACGATTGCAGCCAAGTCGGACAATCAGGATGGCAACTACGCTTTCCCCGTTGCAGCGATTAAAGTGCTCGTGACAGCAGGGGCAGGTACTGCTACCATGACACTAATTCAGGCTGGAGTTGCGTAATGCCTTACGTTGGTTTCACCGGGGTCGCTAACCAAGCAAATACCAGTGATGGGTTTGCCGAAGGCGTAGGTGCAGCCAATGTTCCAGTAACGGACGGTTGGGGTGAAAACGTAGGTGATACGGGGGTTGTCGATTTGTACGATAACGGTACTCCAACTGCTAAGTCGTATATTGCCGATGAAACTGATGGCGCTGGCCCAGTCACTACGTATGTCTTGCAAGAGACAGGTGACAAAATTGTATTGGAGTCTTCATAATGGCTGACCAAAAAATCTCAGCAATGCCAGCGGCTACCACGCCGTTAACTGGCGCGGAACTTGTTCCTCTGGTACAAGGTGGTGTAAATGTTAAAGCAACAGTTGCATCAATGGGGCAGTACGCAATTGACACGTTTCAAAGTTACGGAGCGTTTCAAGACATTGGCGCTGCCCAAACCGCTGCGGCAAATGCGGTAACGCAGCTTCGCATCAATACTACTGACTTTACGCAGGGTGTAACTAGAGTTGGTAACCGCATCAGCATGACTAGTGCAGGCGTTTACAGCATACTTATTAGCCTTCAGTTAGCTAACGCTGCGGCTAACTACGATGACTTTACGCTGTGGCCTGTGATCAATGGCGTGGCTGCTGTTGGGTCTGCAAGCGTCATTGCAGTACCTGTAAAAAAAGGCAACCGAGAAGGGCACGCTATTTTAGCGGTGCAGTACACCTTCCAATTTGCAGCAGCAGGATACTTTGAGTTTTTCTGGCATAACGTTGATGGCGAAGCGTATGTCGTAACATTCCCTGCAAGTGCAGTTACACCGATTCATCCAGCAGCCGCTGGTGTGATTCTTTCAGTTATTCAGGTAGGCTAATCATGGCAACCAAAAAAACCCCATCCCTTGCAGTTGGTCGTGGCGAAAAGCTACCTGTCTCCAAAGGGGCGGGGCTAACTGCCAAAGGCCGTGCCAAATACAATGCAGCCACGGGCAGCAAACTGAAGGCTCCCCAGCCCCAAGGTGGCGCTCGTAAAGATTCGTTCTGTGCTCGTATGTCCGGTATGCCCGGCCCGATGAAGGACGAAAAAGGTAAACCAACACGCAAAGCTGCGTCACTAGCAAGATGGAAGTGCTGAAATGGCTGATGACCGTAGCAATCTTGATCGCAGACAAGAGTTAGACATGGTAAGAGAAATTGCTACTCATTCTTCTGATATTCGCCATATTCAAGAGGATATGGATAAGATGATTGAGCAAATGAAAGTTATGCAAATAACCTTGTCGGCTATCAACGCAACGCTGTCAGAGGCTAAAGGCGGCTGGAAGATACTTATGATGGTTGGCGGTGCTAGTGGCGCATTTGCTGCTTTGGCAGTCAAACTCGTCTATTGGTACTCGGGGAAATAGTAATGCCCAGTTCATCAAAAGCGCAAAGAAATTTCATGGCTGCAGTGGCGCACAGCCCAGCATTCGCCAAGAAAGCAGGCGTCCCACAGTCCGTGGGCAAAGACTTTAACAAGGCCGACAAGGGCCGCAAATTTGAAAAAGGTGGTGATACCATGGCTACGAAGATGAACCCCGGATTTATGGCGATGATGGCAAAGAAAAAAGGCGCTAAGCCTGACGCCCTCGCTAAACATGCGGCTAAACCCGCATCAAAGGCTCATGCCGGCCTCAAGGCTGGTGGTATGACTAAAGGTGGTGGTGTAGAGTCCAAGGGTAAGACCAAAGGCAAAATGGTCACCATGCAGAAAGGCGGGAAGTGCGCATGAAAAACCGTATGTACCCCGACTCCACTCCAGTGCCGGACCCAGTTTCGCCTGAGAAGAAGAAACCCACTGCTAAGGTTCCGCCAAAGCCAGCGCCGAAGCCAAGCAAAGAGGTGCAGTACCCTGACTCGGTTCCAGTTCCAGACCCAGTTACGTACGCTAAAGGGGGCTCGGTTTCTAGCCGTGCCGATGGTTGCGCCACAAAAGGCAAAACTCGTGGAAAAATGGTCTAAGGATTAATCATGGCAACGAAACACAAAGTTAAACGGTACAACGGTGAAGAAGACGGCTCTGAAGTAGAAGTCGGCGCACCCATGCGTAGAGGGGAAGTTGAGACAACCGACATTCCGCCTATGGCCGAGGAAGCTGCTGCTCCCGTTAAAGCTGCTCCCGCTAAAGCTAAAATTGTTACCAAAGAAGAACTGGCTAAGTCCGGTTTAAGCCTTCGTGACTACTTGAATAAACAGCAAGGGCTGACTCGCCGTGGTGAAGCCAAGAGTACAAGCCCAGCAGTTGAAGCGGTAGTCGCTAAACGCTCTATGCCGGCTCCTTCGCCTAGTCGCTCAGGTATGCTTACGCGTATGCGCGAGGCAGACAAGGGTATCAAAGGCGTCCGGGGTACAGAAGCTACTCCCTCCGCCCCTCGTGCGGTTACAAAAATCAACCCAGAAGACCTCAAGAAGCCTATGAAGGGTATGGGCGGTGCTTCTGGCTTTGCCAACGGGGGCTCGGTTTCTCGCCGCGGTGATGGTATTGCCTCCAAAGGCAAGACTCGCGGACGGATGTGCTAAATGAGGCCCAGTCGCGGAATGGGGGCGATTGCCCCCTCTAAGATGCCAAAAGGCAAGAAGATTACCCGCAAGGATAATCCCAATTCCGTGACTGAGTATGCGGAAGGCGGCAAGGTCAACGCGGCTGGCAACTACACGAAGCCAGAGGTGCGCAAGAAGATTGTGTCCCAAGTAAAAGCAGCCGCTACTCAAGGTACTGGTGCAGGCCAGTGGTCAGCCCGTAAAGCGCAGCTTGTTGCTAAGAAATACAAAGCCGCAGGTGGCGGATACAAAGGCTAACGTGAAGGCTCCGCAAAAATCCCTCAAGGACTGGGGCGAACAGAAATGGCGCACTAAGTCTGGCAAACCGTCTTCCAAGACGGGGGAGCGTTATTTGCCTGAGAAAGCAATACAATCCCTTAGCCCTGCCGAGTATGCTGCGACCACAAAAGCCAAACGTGCAGGTACAGCCAAAGGTAAACAATTTGTAGCGCAGCCCAAAAGCATTGCAAAGAAAACAGCAGGGTATAGATAATGAC